CCGCGACCAGTCTTGTACTGATCGATTTTTTTAGTTACCGTTTGATAGTTTGCATCATTCATCGCACACCAAGCGCGAATGTCTGCTGCAGTCACAGAATCTCCGTAGAGATCTTGCAGGGAATTAACGATGCCTTCTTTGGAGAGACCCATTGGATTTGTTTGAACTGAAGTTAGTATAGTGGACAGATGGGGGGACTCGGGTCCCCCGTGGACAGTTTATCAAGCGACCAGATCGATGAACTCGTTCAAAACTCGCTTGTTCATTTTCTTAGTGCGAAGACTCTTGACAAATGCACTCTTGATCTGAGATTTGGTTGCATCTTCTTTGACATCAAAGGTGTTGTCCTGTGCCAAAGAAGTGGCAGACATAGCAAAGTAGGAATGATAACCAGAATTAGTGATCGTAAATGCACGTTCCCTCCTCCAGATAGCATGAATGCGATCATGATCATCATTCCATCGACCATAGTAACGGGCAATGAAACCGTGAGCATCACGACCTTCGAGAACACGGATACCAATAAAGTTAGTATCCTTGAATTTATCCTTAAGATGGGTCAGGAGGACATCAGTAACCTCATACCAATTACCATTCAGAGAATAAGTGGTTCCAAGTTTACGGTCACGGAGAATGCAATTGTTGTTGCAGACTTGACGGACACCCAAATAAGGTTCATTCTCCCAATGGCGCTGAACAGTCTTGTGATACTTCAGAGGAGGTGCTTCACCATCAGTGAGAACCACACACTGAACCTTCTCAACATTGTTCTTCTCTTTGAATTGAGGAATAATCTCATGCAGAGCAATAAGAGTATCGTTCAAAGGAGTTCCTGACAGGGACAGTTTGCCAGGAATCGAATAATAAGTGTAAAAATTGCGATTAAATCCCTCCGCAATACGGAAGATGGTCTTCATCTGGTTGTCCAGTTCTTTAACTTTTGTCTTGCTAGAGAACATATTCATCAAAGAGAACTGTTCATAAACTTGCAAAACACCATCCCGCTTCTTATATGTATCCGAAGGGCACTTATAGATACGTTCTCCGTGCTCATCGATACTAAAATCATACTTAGGAAAGTCACTGGTAAAGGCATATACATCGAAGGGAATGCTGACCTTTTTACAGAACCAGATCAAGTTGAACAGTTGTTTGACAGTATCCGTAAGGACATCTGCCATGGATCCAGACCAATCAAGAATGAAAATCAATCCATGATTCTTGCCGTCAGGAACAACACTGACCTTCTTGAACAAATCTTCATTGTACTTATAGGTGTGAAGTTTAGTGCAGTCTAGGACACCAGTGCGAGCAGTAGTAGCACGAGCATATGCGCTGGCAGACTTACGACACTCAAACTCCTTTACCAGATAGTTGACTTCTTTTTGAGCCGACTTCTTAAACTCAGAGTATCTCTTATCAACTTCATAGAAGTACTTCGGATCAACATCATCCCAACGCTCAGGAACATCCCGATAAACTTCCTCATTCGGAATAATAATGGCATCAAGATTGACCTTAGGAACCTCAAGATATTGATTCTCAAAAGATTGATCACTAATCAGATCCTTGATAGCATCCTCAAATGACTTCATCGTATCCACATTGAAGTCACTACCACTATCTCCACCCATAGTGGGTTGATCTGCTACACCTGTGGGAGATCCCTGAATATCATCATTGACAGAATCGTTGGCTCCTTGCGATGATTCGCTGGACGGGGATTCTGATTCTCCCTCCTGACTATCTGATCCTTGTGGGATGGAGGAAGACCCACCATTATTCGACTGTAATTGAACGTCTGCAGGGGACTCTGATTTCTGTTCATTCTTGCAATAGTTGTAAATTGCCTCTGATACATCCAACACTTGTGCAAAAGTCTCACAATCGCGAACTGCAGATAGAAGAGACTCTTCTTCATCAGTGAATGGAATGTCTACGTAATTGCCAATCTTGCAATACAGATTGATCTTGTCTGCCAGATTGAATGTCGATACATCTTCATCCTCAATGGCAAAGAAGTCTTCTGCTGCCAACTCTTCGTATCCTCGGTAGAAAGTCTTGGAGAGACCAGCATACCGACGCTTCATCATCTTTTCGATACGAGCATCTTCGACAACGTTGACAATCTGTGGTGGGATCTTACGATCCTTGATCCAATCTTCATCTGGTGTATATAGGGCGTGACCAACTTCATGACCTACCAAAAGGTCATACACATTATTAGATGCCTTGTTCCACTGAGGGAGTGTCAGCACGCGAGTATGGACATTGAACTGAGCAGTATCTACAGCACGATGCTCAACCACCAAGTCTTCAGTGGCAAGCAGTTTGGCAAGTTGTCCTTTGACTTCATGGTTGATAGTCATTGGGATTCGTTTGAACTGAACACAGTATACAAAGAGGAATCCCTGTATGGACGATCAAGAACCAGTTTTTACACTGTCTACTGCTTTAGCAACCCACTCCCTAAGGTCTACTGTAGGTTCCCAACCAAAGGTCTCTTTAAGTCTAGAGTTGTCTGCAAGAGTGATTCTTGCCTCTCCTGGACGAGCATCAATAAATCGCTTCCTGGAAGAGATCATCGCTGCAATCTCATTGACAGAGTAGTTCTCCCCATTACCCACATTATAAACTTTACCAAAAGCGTCTTCGGGTAGATCTTTAGTTGCGGCAAGAATGTTTGCCTGCACAACATCAGAGACATGAGTGAAGTCTCTACGTTGCTCACCGTCACCAACCACAGTCAACTCTTCACCATTTGCAAGTTGACGAAGGAAGATTCCAATCACAGGAGCATATTGACCTTTAAGTGGTTGGCGCTCACCATAAACATTAAAGTATCTGAAGATAATCGTATTGAGATTAAACAGATCAGTATACATTGCACACAACTTCTCACCAGCAACCTTGGATACTGAATAAGGATTCAGACAGTCATCTCCTTGAGTCTCAATGTTTGGTGGAGAATTGAATCCATATGCAGAAGATGTGGAGGAGTAAATCACCCTACTGACATTTGCTTCTCTAGCACACTGAAGAACAGTTGCTGTACCAAGAGTATTAATTTTGACGGCATTGAGTGGATTCTTAATTGCTGGTTGAATCCTTGCCTCTGCTGCAAGGTGAAAGACCCAATCAACTCCACAATAAAAAATTCTAGTAAGTTCGTAATTACAAATATCCTGATTTACATAATGTGCCTTCTCATTGTAATAAAAATGATCATGAGCATCTGAGTACTCATTATCAATTACTGTTACAGTGTGTCCAGCGCCTACCAGAGCATCTACCAAATTGGAACCAATAAACCCACTACCACCAGTTACTAAGCAATTCATACGACTAACCTACTGAATCCCTTTTGCTTCTCAAATTTTAGCACGTTTAAGAACTTATCACGCATTCCCTCCTTATGAGAGATAACAAACGTATTAGCGTCCTTAATGACAAACCGAATAATCTTCATAAATTCATCGGTTCCAAATCCATCAAGAGACGAGTCAAAAGTCTCGTCAAAGATGATGAGGTTACAGTTTAAAGAGTTCTTAATCTTAGCAATCTCTCTCCATGTAAACAAGAGAGCAAGGTCAATACGCATCTTCTCACCTTCACTGAAGGAAGAGTAAGAGAAGTCCTCTTGAATGGGAGATTGGATTGACTCATTAAACTCCTCATCTAGGCAGAAGTTAATGAAAAACTCCATCATCTGCAAATACTTATTAACTTGACTGTTAATAAGTGGCAGATACTTTTTAATAATTTGTGTCTTGACGCCTCCGTCTTTTAAAAGATCATACAAAAAGTTAAAATTAGTCAGTTGATCTTTCTTAGATTCCGTCTCTTCGGAAGCGGTCCTAAATTGTTCTTCTAAACTCTCTAGCTTCTCATGTTCAGTATTTCTTTCTGCAAGTCGAGTGGCAACAGTTTGAATTTCCTGTTCAAGATCTTGGACTTGTCTTTGGTATCCAGAGATCTTAGTATTGATTTGAGAAATCTCATGTGTAAGGTTAGTAACCTCTTTAGAAACTGTAGAGAAGTGACGCTCTCGCTCTTCTTCCTCTTTAATTGCCTCTTCCAGTTGTATAAAACCAGAACGCAACTCTTTTGCTTTATTTTGAGCGTCTTTAATTCTATTTATTCTAAAGGTCTCTTCAATAGACTGGGTACAAGTGGGACAAACCGTATTATCGCTAAAAAACTTATGTTCTTCAGTAATCGCATATACTTTCTGAGAGATCTTACCCTTCAAGTTACCCAACTTCCTCAACTTAGCAGTTGCACCAGAGTACTCTTCAAGTTCTTTTTGCTTTGCAATCAAAGAATTCTCAACATTCAGAGAGTCCTTTAAAAGGTTATCTTGAGTATCTGTTAGTGTTTTAATTTGAGTTTTTTTGGCACCGATATCTTCTGTAGCAAGCCTCTCAACTTCTGCAATGAAGTCTTTTTGCATCTTGACTTTCTCTTCAAGATTATCGGTCTTATAGTCTAGAGTACGAATCTCATCTTTAATCGATTTAATATTCTCTTTTACAACAGTATTCATAGAGGAGAAGATTTTAATATCCAACAAATCTTCAATAACTTCTCTCCTAGATGCTGCAGGAAGTTGCATGAATGGAATAAAGTTACTACTACCCAGAATAACAATCTGAGTAAATGATTTATAATTCATCTTCAGAACTACTCGCTCTAACCAAGTCTGCTGATCTTTTGCTGCAGCGTCAGAGTTTAAGAGTTCACCATCTTTATAAATTTGAAATACTGTTGGTTTGATGCCACGTACAACCTTCCAAGAAGTATTACCAATTTTAAATTCAATCTCAACAAGACAATCTTTCTCGTTAACAGAGTTGATCAGAAGAGGTTTATTAACACCACGATAAGACTTACCAAATAGAGAAAAAGTCAATGCATCAAGCATTGTACTTTTACCAGCACCATTGTTGCCAACAACAAGAGTAGTTGATGCTTTTGTAAAGTCTATTTCAGTAAATTGATTTCCAGTGCTAAGAAAGTTCTTATAACGAATCTTCTCAAAACAAATCATTAATCTTCATCAGGTGGTATTACAAGGTCATTGGCAGTGATGATAGTATAATTATACTCATGAATCTCGCAAGTTTTAATCATGAGATCATCATCTACTTCAACAACATCCAATTCTGGATAATCTTTATCCTCAAGCATCATGGAAAATCGAAGAGCATCATCTTCTTGCTCAAAAATGTAAAGGATTTGATTTCCTTCACTATTAGTGACAGAGTATGCTCCTTCTTGATTTTTTCCAGCTAGAGTGAGAATAAACATATTATATCAATTCACATGCCTGTTTGTAAACCTGATGTATCAAATGTTTGACTTCTGCTTTATTTAGAGCTAGATCAGAATCGTCAATATATTTACTCAAAATAGAGATAGTATCCTCGGACTCTGGATCATAGTCGTCAAAGTTTGTCTCAACATCAACAAAGGTTTCAACAATCTTCATTTCGTTGATATTAGACCCTAAAAGTTTATCGACAAATTTTTCATACTTTTTAGGATCACTTTTTTTACGAACAATTAATTTGACAATCTTACCTTCATACTTTCTAGTATCAAAGGTTTGGTGCGGAGTGTCATCATAATCAATAACTTCATACATTGTGTATGGGTTATTAATTGGTTCCAATTCCATCGTAACAGTATCTAGAATATGGAATCCTCTCTCATCACCAATATCATTTGAGTAAATCTCGTATGGATTACCCAAATAACTTATTCTTCCATCTGTTGATCTAGTGTGATAGTGACCGCTGTAGACATGGGAGAACGACGCAAATAGTTTGCCATCAAGACCTTCTTCCATGGTGTGTCCACGATAAGCAGGAAATCCTCGTAACTCAAGGTGCCCCATCGCGCACTTGCTACTGCTACTTTTAATAGATTGATGGGTAGTCTCAAAATTCTCATCATTAATCCAGGGAATAAACAATACATTTAATTTACCCAACTTTGCTTCAGTTGGTTCAGAATATACTTTAACATTCTTATATTCTCTAAGCAAGAGATCAACTGCATTCAACTCATTTGTGTTTTTATAGTATGCAGTATGATTGCCTACAATTGTATGAACAGTGACTCCCATCTCTTTAAGTCGATCATAGTAGTTGTCTTTTGCCCAAGCAAGAGCAGCAAAGTCAATACCTTTACGACTATCAAAGGTGTCACCCATGTCAACAACAGTTTTAATTTTGTGCTTCTCTAATGTAGGGAAGAACACATCATTATAAAACTTTAGGAAGTAATCGTGAAATTGCTTAGAGTTCTTACGAGCACCAAAGTGCTGATCTGTAATAATAGCAACCTTCATCAATACCTAGACTTGGAGTGAATACTATCCTTGATCTGATTATAGTCGGAATAATTTGCTCCGTCAATCATGTTATCGTCGTAGAAGACTTCATCAAAACCCGTCTTCTCCAAGATCTTATTTTTAATCTCAAGCTGTTTCTTTTCCTTCTGAATACGACGTAGAAACGCGTAATGTATAATCTGAGTAAAATAAGCAAACGGGTTCTGAGACTTCTCAGGATCAAAATTATGGATGTATTGAACACAGTTCTCAATGCCATCAGAAATCATGTCATCTTTAAAGATATAGTTTACAAAGTTTGGCTTAAATGACAAGTGCGTTGCAATCTTTAAGAAACATTCTCCTAGATAATTTGTAATCTGTGGTTTTGGATCTCCTCTCTGTTCTGCTAACTGTACGGATTCTCTATAAGCAATTAGTGCTGCCAGAAACTCTTTATTGTTAACATAGTGTACTGATCTTTTTCTTTTAGTCATTGGTCCGATAACCATAATAGTATATCTATGTTCACAGTGATATCATTATTATATCAACATGAACGAATAAACACAAGGCTTGACAAGACCCCTGAATCTGTGTACAATAACCTTTGTGGAGGTTCAGAAACAATATTAACTTTCTTTAAATAATCTTTCTAGGATTTCTTTGGTATCGTTGACGTTACCGATCCTACCCATCTTTCTATCGATTCTTTGTCTGTATCCAGTGGGATCCTCAGAATTAGTAAAGTCTTTAGACTCTCTAAGCCATGCTTGGTACATCATAATCATTTCAATGTCTTTAGACTCACTTATAGTCATGACATCACCCATATCTATAATGAACATGTCATCACGAGAAGTCTTTAACCAAGGTTCCATCTTGTAACCAGTTACACCTCTTTTAGTTTTAACTTCAGAGAATGTAATTGGATTTGAGACAAGTAAGAATGTTTTTTCTTCTTCTGTACAAGGTGAGACTTTTGAGAATATCTCTTCACCAGATTTTAGTTTTATTGTTGCGTAAAAATCATCTTCCATATGCTATGCCTTTAGGTTGACGTTTATAATGTCATAATTAAATTTTTCTTCATTGTAAACTTTAATTCTTTCAATCAGGTGATTCAACGTATAGTTTCTTCTTGACTTATGCGTACAATCATCGGAGATGTCATATAGCATTGCTTTGGTCTTGTTCTTGCCTTTTCTCAAGACTCTTCCAATAGATTGTAAGTTACGAATTCTGGATTTACTAGGTGAAGCAAAAACCACATTGTGTAGGTTTCTTATATTTATTCCTGTAGAAAATACACCATATGAAGCAACAATAATTGCATTCTCTTCTCTCTCAGTAATTTCTCTAACAAGTTCTCTTTCTTCAGTGTCTACACCACCATGAACAAAGAATACTTTTCTATCCCCTTTTTTTGCGGCATCAATCATTTCATATAAAGGTTTACCATGTGCTTCTACTCTTGAGAATAAAATCAAAGTATTACCTTTAAGATCTAATGCTAAATTTTTGATAAAGTTATTTCTTTTTTCGTGTGTAATGATAAATTGAACTTCATCTTCATAGGTTGCAAATATCTGAGGATTATGTTTTAATACCAAACATGTAATATCAAGTTTAGATAGATGACCCTGTGCCATCAACTCAGCAGTCCTAATAATTTTGTAAGATGGTCCGAACACTCCTTCCAAAACCCACTTATGAGTTTGCGTGCCGTCTAAAGTTCCTGTAAATCCAAACCTATATTTTGCATGGTGAAGCTTTGTCATTATAGATATTAAAGACTTACTTTTAAAAAGGTGCGCCTCATCACCAATTACCACTTCATAATCTTCAAAGAATGATCGATCTAACTTATAAATTGACTGCCATGTAGTAATCGTCACAGGAGCATCCGTAACTTTCTCACGTCCAGAATAAATCTTGTGACAATATGCCTGAGCATCCCAACCGTAATCCTCAAAGTCCTTATACATCTGCTCTACTAGCGATGTCGTTGGAACAACTAAGAGAATTTTTTTCCCTCTATCTGAGTAATACCGAACTACTGAATAAATCATCAGTGATTTACCTGAGGCAGTCGGTGATATCAGTAATTTTCTGTTATGTCTTAGAGCGTCGTATACTCCCTCAATTTGATAGTCTCTGGGACGAATTGAGGTAATTGAATTCATATAATCCTTAACACCTTCTTTTGATATGCCATCATTTACCTCAAACGGCATACCATAGAATTTGTTTTCTTCAAATGTATAAGAATATTCATAATTGTCACAAAAAGATATAAGTTTATCTAATAACCCAACATATAATTGCTTGGTCCTCATATCAAACAAATGAATCTCGCCATTCCAATTCCTACCTCTATACTGAGGCATAAATTTTGCATTAGGAACTTCAAACTTAAAGTGGTCTCTTAACTCATATTCAATATGAGGTTCACACTTAATCTTTAAAAAGACTTCATTTGATTTTTGGATAACGAGATCATGAGTATTAGCCATATCCTGCCTGGAATTTTAGGAAGTCAATAGCATTCTTTATCTGGTAAGTTCTGTTCTGAATCACCTTCAGAATGCTTTCCAAATAGTTCAAAGTGACATCGTAATATTCAACCTTCAAACTTATTTGTGATAGTTTGTCGTCCGCGTCAAGATATTTTTGTAGAGTGTCTTTGTCTCTTACTTTTTTGGGGAATGGTGATTCCACGTACACTTCAGGATCTGCTTTACCTGTGAAGTATTCGTAACGTTCGTGCCTGACGTTCTTGCGAGTTTGTTCCGCTTTTTTCTTGAGAAGAATTACAGTATTGTAAATCTCAAAATATTTAGCATGTAACGCGGGGACCTTAATTGACTCATCATGTAGGTTATCCATGTTGATGTGAGAGTCCTTCTTCCACATCTCTTGGATAGATTCAAGATCGATCATAGTCTATTGCCTTCAGGATCTGTTATATTGTAGATAGTATACTTGAAATCGACCTCTGCCGTAAAGTATTCAGTATCTGTGTTAGTGGCATCAAACGACAGATCTGATAATTGGTATGGGAACATATCGGTAAACTCTACATTGAATTGAGTTCTTTGATTACTATTTAAAACCGAGAGAGTACCATCAGAGTAGACATTCATTCCTTGACCATCGTATCTGATTTGAGATGGATCATCTTTTTGCAAATCAAATATTTCGGTTTGAGATTCTGGGAACCCAAGTCCACGAATCCACTTATGGATTTGCATGTAGTTCTCTAAGTTCTCATCAACAATAAAACTCAGAGTAAAGTCAGAATACTGTATCTTGTCTCCAGGAATATCAATATTCTTCAGATATGTTGGTTGCTCAGCAACTCCAAGAGTAAGACCAGGAATGTTTGCTTTATTAGAAAAGAATGACACCTTCCTTGCTCTGCTCAGAGTAAATCTGAATCCGATTGAGGATAGGAAGTTTCTATTCTGTATCTGATTACTAAAAGCGTTCCCTACGTTACCTAATGACATGATTAGATATTCTCCTGAAGATCTTTCATCATAATATAATAAGTATATTTTATTTAGAGACAAAAAAAGAGACCCTTGCGGGTCTCTGGAACAGATTGTGAATCCGATGGATCACATGAGGTTCTTGATCTGAACTCTTCTGTAGTAACGGTTCTGGTTGACCTTGAGGCGACCCAGACCTTGCTCGGTTCCTTCTGCGAAGGGGTTTGCAACAAGACCATAACGGGTCTTGAATCCGATCTTGGGCTGGAAGGTGTTCTCGCCAACTGCACGTACCATCTGGAGGGGTACATATGGGCAGTAGAAGAGACCTGCGTCGTAAGGAGAGGTGCCCTTGTAACCGACAACGTAGTACTGCTGAGCAGCAACGTTTGCAGCATAAGGATCGATGTAGACTCTGTACTTACCAAGCAGAACACCAGCGAAGGTGTTACCAGTGTCATCAACGTTCAGGTTAGCGTTGAGTGCAGGGGTGTAGTCGAGTACGCCAGCCATGGACAGTGCGGATGCAACGTCGGCGGAGCACATGATTACATTACCCTTTCCTCTACGAGTTCTTTGTGCGATTGCGTTAGCATCGCGCTCGATTTGGAACAGCAGACCCTTGAACTTCTCAACACTCCAGCGACCGTTGGAGTCGATGTCGAGGTCGAATACACCAGCAGTTGCGGTATTTGCAGCAGCACCTTGCTCAGCAACCTTGTAGATGGTTCTGATGACTTCGCGGTTGATCTCAGCAAGAATCTCAGTGGAGAGAATATTTGCGAGTTCCGCTTCAGCGTTCAGACCGTGGATTGCCTTCAGGTCCTGTGCAAGCTCAAGGCTGTATTCTGCCTTCAGTGCTCTGGACTTGGCTTCAACGAGAACCTTCTCGATGGAGAATGCCATCTCGTTGAACTGGTTGCCAGAACCATTACCCAGGTTCTCAGCGTCACCAGTCTTCATGCCCTGACCAACATTGTAGCCAGTGGATGATGCAGTACCAACGGGGTTCAGGAGACCAGGGTTGGAACCAGCTTGGCTGGTAGTACCCATACCTGCAACGCCATCAGTAAATCCTGCAGTCTCATCAAGACCATCGTCCTGACCAGAGAATGCGGTGTCTGCTTCGTTGAACAGTGCTTCGGTTCCGCTCTGATTGGTGTAGCGGGAACGCATTGCGAAGATGAGTCCAGTAGGACCGCTCATTGGCTGAACGCCTGCGAGGTCATAAGCGACCAGGTTAGGCATTGCACGTCTGATCAGGGAGATCAGAACGGGATCGAAACCAGCGACAGGACCTGCATCAGCAGCGTTTCCACCAAATCCACCACCAGCACCAGGAGCGTTAGCAGCGTTAGTTGGGGTTTCGTTCAAGATTCCGCTTTGGAATGCTTGTTGTTCGCGGAGGAACTTTTCTTGGTTTTCTAACAGGACAGCGGTTACTGCTCTTCTGTGGCTATCCTTGATAGGATCAATACCATCATAGTCGAGAAGTGGTGCCCACTTTTCCTGCAGATGCTCGGATTGGAACATTTGCTTTTACCTTAGTTTACGTTTGAATTGATAATTAAGAAATCACTTTTTGCTTACAGCACCAAGTGTTCTGAGATAGCTATTCATGTAATCAGGTGCATGACCTGTTGCATCAATATCTACTTCCTCAGAGAGGTTCTCGGTCTGAGCTTTTGGAGCTTTCTTTGCTGAGAAGTAGGACTCCTTCAGCATCTCCAGTTTTTCACGATATGTTTTTGCACTTTCAAACTCAACACTTTCGGCAAGTGAGGCGAGCTTCTCTTTTTGACTGAGGGCAAGACCTTCAGCTACTTCATCAAAGATACCATCAGCAACCGACTCAGAGAGGCGGGAGTTGAGTGCGATATTCTTCTCGATCTGCTCGTTGAGTTTTGTCTCCATTTCATCAAGTTTTTCTACCATGCTCTCAAGTACATCATATTTCTCTTCAGGGATGGATACATAATGTTCTTCAAAAAGACTCTTCATACCAGAAAGGAAGGATTCGGACATTTCTGCCTTCAGACCGCTCTCAATGGCGAGTCTGTTTTCGGTAACCCATTCCTCAGCTACGTACTCAAGATAAGAATCTACTCTTTCAATCAGAGCAGACTTGATCTCGGTAACTTCTTCTACGAGGCGCTCCTCGTATGCTTCGTCATAAGCGGCAATCATTCCTTCCTTGATCTCTTCGACCTTGGAACGAAGTGCTGCCTCAAAGATGGTGCGAGCTTTTTCTTGGAACTCTTCCGAGAGCTCTTCACCTTCAAGAAGGGCGCTGACATCTTCAGAGACATCAAACTCCTCTTCTTCTTCGATCTCTTCTGCCTCAGCGACAACCTCCTCTTCGGACTCTTCCTCTTCAGAGACAACCTCTTCTTCGGTTTCCTCTTCTTCGGATACGACTTCTTCTGCTTCTGCGGTTACTTCCTCGTCTTCTTCGATTACCTCTTCAGAATCGAGTTCTTCCTCTTCCTTCATACCCTTCATTGCATCAGCTGCTTTCGCACCTTTGTTTACAACGTCGCGTACCTGCTTAAGGGTTGCGCCAGGGGTTTTCAGCTTAGCTGATTCGTCGTCAGACTTATAGTTGTCTGGAGTAGGACCACCAAGATCTTCATACGATCCCGTCTGACCTGCTACTGCGCCAGGAGCAAGCTTCTGCATAGGATCGCCTGCCTTTGCACCAGCATTGACAGCGGTCTTGGATTGAGTTGTGCCTGCTTCCATTTCCTGTAAGTTGTTGTCACTAGACATTTGAGACTCTCCGATTAACCTTTGTAATTTAATCTATATTTATTTATTATTTTTAAAAGTTGAACTGTATATATAGCGTCTTAAAGATTATTCAGGAAGTCATTGAACAGGTCCAATTTCTTCTCTTCTAATACCCTTTGTCTAGATGCTGCTTCAATTCTCATTTGTGTTTTTTGAGCGAGTTTTTCGCGAAGGATACCTCCATCCCAAACCCATTCTTTACCCTCCATGATGCCTTGAACAAAAGCATCAGGAGCAGATGGATCAGCAACAATGTCAGCAGCAGTTGCCAACATGAAGTCTTCACCAACTTCCTTGTAACCCCCCTTAGCGTTATCTCTCAGAGAACCAATTCCACGAGAAGATACGCCGAGCGTTACTCCATCTTTGAGAAGTGCTTCTGCAATCTTGCCCATAGGGGTATGCAGAATCTGTGCTTTACCGATAAAGTTATTACCGTCTTGCTTGAGTTCGGTAATTTTATGAGATACTCTATCGAGGTTTACGGTTGGACCATCAGGATGACCCAGTTCACCAAGTGCTCTGCCCTTAGCAACATAATCCTTAGAATATCTCTTCACCTCTCTTTCCATGATTGGAAAGGGATACATTCTACCGTTACGGTTGACCATCTCACTTTGAAGGAACACACCCTTAATGAACATGTTCTTCTTACCATTTACGGTCTCAGTGAGAACTTCAACCTTCTCAATCTCTTCTCTTATCAGTTTCATTGCTGAACGTAATCGAGTATTTAGTTATTTATTACGGTTCAGTCTTCGACCCCATCTTCGCTATCAAACATGCTGTTTGACACCTCAGGTCTCAGTGCTTCTACTTTCTCCGAAGTCTTTGCATAGAGCAAATCTTTGATCTTATCAGAGACGTTCGATGGAGATTCGTCACCGATGATCATATCTAAAATGTCGTCCATTGTTACAATGTGGATTACTCAGTTATTTAGGATAAATATCAGTAAAGACTTTTTTTGATGGATCTTCCACATATTTACTATACTAATGTAACTAATAAGACTGAACGTAGACAATATATGGAGAGTCAGTTCCAAACATTGGGACTGAAGTATACAAGATTACCAATGGAACAATTTCCAAAAGACGGAACATTGTTCAAATGGTATTGGGATGATTTGGTAGGAGAGTATTCTGAAGATACTTCTCACTACATAAATGCTTATTCTGCAGGTCTATTCTTATTCTTTCAAGAGTGGATTGACAGCACCAATGATGAATACATGATCTTGATGGAAGATGATTATGATTTATCACTTGTTAGTCGCTGGCACTTTGAATGGGGTGAACTAATTGAACGTCTTCCAATTGGATGGGATTGTTTGCAGTTAGGATTTGAGACGCCATATGTAATACCTTTTTATTTGCATCCAACAAAACCAGAATATTCTCTAGGCGCATCTTTATTAAACAGAGACTACATAAAAAAACTTCTTAGTCTGCATTATCCTAACGGTAAGTTTAAATTTGATTATAATATCGCTAATGCAATGTATATTGATAGAGAATCTGGTATACATGATGGATTAAGATATGACGGAACCTCTGGTGGACCAGATTATTTTATCAATCAATCTGGTTGTGGTTATTCTTTACCATTGATACCAATCAATCCATACTTTGCTGGTATTAGTCATATTGGACCATTCGAGAAACGCTCTTGGGAACCAAAACTTAGTTTTGTCAAATGCCACGAAGCATATTATGAATGGTGGTATCATGATAGAGATAAGTTTACACTTGACGATTTTTTTACCTATAATAAGGACACTGATGTTTTGATGGAGAGAGACATTTCTAGATGGGACGATAAATATTTTTATGACTTGGCAATGAAAAATAATGAAGGTATACTTGTTCCAACCTCAGCACGAGATCAGAATTAAAGGAACAAAGAATTATTGGTTACCATATGCTGCTGGTTGTCTCTGGAGTTATGCAAAGCAACAAATACCAGAATGTGAACTAGGAGAGATTGTATTTAAAAGGGAGAGCATCAATAAAGTTCTCGATAGAATAAAAGATCCTGATGTTTGTGCTTTTAGCACATATATTTGGAACGAACAGTATAATTTAATTCTTGCAGAAGAGATTAAAAAAAGATATCCAGAATGTATTATTGAATTTGGTGGTCCACAAGCAACAAGAGGTCTAGTAGATAGAGAATATGTAGATACTGTTTTGCTTGGAGAAGGTGAGCAAGCGTTTGTTGATCTTCTCAATAGAATAAAAAATGGATGCTCAATACCACCAGTTTATGAACGACTTCAATTAAAGAACCTAAGTTATGCCAGTCCGTATGAATCGGGAATCTTTGACGATATCGTAAATCAATATCCAGAATATAATTGGGCAGCTTTGGTTGAGACTACCAGAGGTTGTCCCCATCACTGCACTTTTTGTGATTGGGGAACTTGGATGAATAATATTAAGAAGTTTGATCTTGACCAAGTTGAAAGAGATATTGATTGGATGTCTACACACCGAGTTGGATTCTTGATGCTGGCAGATGCAAACTTTGGAATATTTGCGGAGAGAGATCTTAAAATTGCAAAGATGTTGAGAAAGGCAGCAGATCATCCAGATGCAATCATTGATGACTTGACTGTTCAGTATACAAAAAATGCAACAGATGTTGTCTTTGATATTAGTGAAGCACTTGGTCCATATGATAGACGTGGCGTGAGTATGAGCGTTCAGTCCATGAATGGACCTACTCTTCGCGCAATCAAAAGGCAAAACAATAAAAAGAATGCTGAGTTTGTAAAGAAAGCAAGAGAACGTAACTTAAATGTATATACCGAATTAATTTTGGGTTTACCTGAGGAGACTTTGGAGTCCTGGAAGGATGGTATATGTCAACTTCTTGATTGTGGACAAGACAGTATTGATGTTTGGTTTTGCCAAGTATTTGGTAATACTGAGTTGAATTCTAATAGAGATAAGTACGGTATTAAAGTTGTCAACGCTGAAGACTACGTGTCATTTACAAATAAAGAAGACAACATAAAAGAAGTTGTTGAGATTATTAATAAAACAAATTCAATGTCTACAGACGAAATGATAGAGGCATATCTCTACTCATGGATGATCATACAATTACACATCAACGGATACTCTGAGATAATCTCCGATTATTTGAACAAAGAATTTGGAGTTAGTTATCGTAAGTTTTATGATAATATATTTGACACATTAGGTAAAGATTATAGTTCTCTTGGAAAACACTTTAGAGAGTTAAAAGAACGAGTATCTAGTTATCTAAAGAATGGAAAAATTTTATCGGATAAAGATACTGGGCACACTCTTGAATTGAGCATGGGAACTGACTTTGAATTCTTCTGGTCTCACAAAGAAATTGTCATCAATTACATTAGGAACTGTTGCGGGATGTTTATTCCAGATGATATTATGGCACTACAAAGAAGTTACATATATAATCCAAATGTAGAATACCCTCAACATGTTGGAGAATATTTGGTAGATAATGCTAGAATGGAAGAAGAAAGAGACGATATCTGGGTTTTAAAAAGAAAAAATCTTTTAAAAAATAAAATCACAGCATTATGAGAAACTTATACATGTTCCAACCGCAATATGCGGTAGAAGTCAGAAAGGAAGATACGTATTGGTTGCCTTATAGTGTCGGTTGCCTTTGGGCATATTGTCTACAATATGGTGATGTTTCTAGTGGATATCACTTAAAAGATTTTATTTTTAAAAGAGAGAACCCAGAAGAACTCGTTGCTAGATTAGAGGACCCAGTAGTTTGTGCATTCAGTACTTACATTTGGAATGAGCAATATAATTTACATGTTGCCAAGTTAATAAAAGAAAAGTATCCACATTGTGTCATAGAATTTGGTGGACCTCAAGCAACCGAGAAACTTGCAAAATATGACTTCATTGATTGTATTATTATCTCTGAAGGTGAGCAATCATTTTTAGATCTTCTTAGGAAGATAATAATGCATGAACCTTATGAGAGAATCTATAAAAAGGAGAGAATAGAAGATCTAGACTTTCAAAGTCCATATCAATTGGGAGTATTCAATAAAATAGTTGAAGACAATCCCGACGTTCTTTGGTCTATGACTATAGAGACCAATAGAGGTTGTCCTCACAGATGTACTTATTGTGACTGGGGTGGAATGACCTATCAAAAAGTCAAGCACTTTGGGTTAGAAAGAATCGAACATGACATTAATTGGGCAGCGAGGCATAATGTTGGATTCATATTCAATGCAGATGCAAACTTTGGTATGTTCAAGGAGAGAGATCTTGAGATTGCCAAGCTCTTCAGAGATGCAGCAAATCGTGGTAAAATAGAGGCAATTAATGTTCAGTATTCAAAGAACTCAACCGAAGTCATCTTTGAGATTGCTCAAATTCTTGGTGATATTAGTAGAGGAGTAACACTTAGTGTTCAAAGTATGAATGAACCGACTCTTAAATCAATTAAGAGAAAGAACATGAGTATCAATAAAATTTCTGAGCAAATCGAGAAGAGTAAAAAATATGGCGTAAAGACATATACTGAGCTGATACTTGGATTACCTGAAGAGACCTTAGATTCTTGGAAGGATGGATTTGCTCAGATACTTGAGTGTGGGCAACATGAATCTATCGATGTTTGGTTCTGTCAAATGTTTGGTGATACTGATTTAAACAGTGCTCTATCAAGAGAAGTTCATGGTATTAAAACCATCAAAGCAGAAGACTATATGTCCTTCAGTAAAGATGATCATGGCATTAAAGAAGTCATTGAGTTGATTTCAGAAACCAACACAATGACTAATGATGAATTGATTGAAGCATACCTTTATGGATGGTTAGTTGTTCAATTCCATATTGCAGGATATACCCAATTAGTTGCAAAACATCTTAATAGTCTTGGAATGGGGTATAGGTCTTTTTACGATAAACTGTTCGATTATATAAAAAATGATCCTGGTGTTATTGGGGAGCACTACAGGGAAATTGAAAAATCTGTGTCTCACTATATGAAGACTGGTAAAATCTTAGATCAAGGTAAACACGGACACACTCTCCATGCTGCAAGTTTTGCATTTATGTTTAGAAATAAGCAAAGTATATTTGATATTTTGTCCGACTTAAATCTAGTTACTGATGATATTTTAAAACTTCAAAAAGCATTTATCTTTGACGAAGATACTGAGTATCCACATCAAATTCAATGTGGTAAAGATACTTACACAGTAGATACCGAGTTCAAAGAATTTGATAGAAATGATCCTCATACTGTTTTTATCTTGAGGCGTAAGGGTTTACTAAAGAATCAACTGTGTAAGGTTTGAACGCTTCAATGGCTTCATCCCATAAAATTCTTCTCTCATAAGGAGTATTTTTATCCATCAGTGCAATAGTAATAGTAAATCTTTTATTGTCTGTTGGATTATGTGAACTATGGAGAGGACCTACATTCACTAAACTTGGGGTAGATACATCCGCTTCGTATTCTAAAGTAGAGTATTGCTCTCTGGTTACAAGAACTTGTCCGTGATAGTGATCATTAGTTCTATCACCCACATTATATTCGCTTCTCTCTGGGATTTGTGTAGAACAAACTTGCTCCGCGCTGGTGCTGACTCTCATCACTATGTCAGATTTCCACCATCTCATGGTGCTACCTTCACCACCAAATTGAAAGATTAACTTTGCCCAGTCAGCATAATAAACATTATCAGAATGAATTACACCATCATCATGTGGTGGAGTATAGAAAAATTCAATCCATGTAGAGGTAAATCCCATACTCCCTAACCATGGTTTTATCTTATCATTACCAAGATCTTTAAAATCCAGTTGTTTGTGAAATTCTGGCCAACGTATTCCTTCTGTACGATATTTTGATACATCAATATTGGGAACATAATCCCCAATATCCAAAAACCTATGATATGAATTCATAATTAAACTATTTCAGGTGCTTCTGTGCTTCCTCCGTCTTTTGCCCCATCAAGATTTGGTTCTTGAATAGGTGCTCCCAAATCCTCTCCACCACCAGCCATTGGTTCTCCAGTCGCTGGATCAATTGGTGCATTTGGATCTGGGATAATTCCAGCAGCAATCTCTGCTTTGATAAGTTTATCCTGTTCGATAATTTCTTCATCAGTTTGACGAAGAATTTTACGACGGACATAATCTTGAGAGTAATACTTACCAATATAAGGTTCTGCAGTTGCAGCAATATTCAACCTCTCAGTCATCAACTCAGCATCTTTGAGTTCTGAGAAGTGGTTATCATAGAGGAAATCATATTGAATATGCTCTGACATCACATTCCAATCTTCTGGAGATACGATGTTCTTAAGGATCAACTGAGTTTTAAGAAGATCATTGAACATAACAGAGAATCTCTTTCTCAGTCGTCCAACAAACTTAGTGAACTTCAGCTCATCTCTCAGAATTTCAGAGGAACGACCAAGATTAAATCCTTCTTGACCACCAATTCTAGATGTAGGAACGTTCAAAGAACGATAGAGTTTTTCTTGGAAGTATTTGATATCAGACAATTCTCCAAGATTCTGACCTCCAGGAAGAGTAGAGATCTCTGTTCCACGACCACCTTCACGTCTAGGAAGCCAGAAGTCTTCCAGCATAGACATGAACTTCTTGTCGTCACGGATCTCTCCAGTTTGAGCATCGTATACAAGTTTGTTACGATATCTCATCATCACATCACGGAGATATTGTTCTGCCTTCATCTTAGGCAAATTGCCAACATCAATATAGAAGATACGACGCTCAGGCGCTCTACTCAGACGATAGATAACCAAAGAGTCTTCGATCATGCGAAGTTGATTAAGACTTTTGATTGCCTTATGTAAATATGAGAGAGTAAGATTTTTATTACGATCTACCAGTCCAGATGTACAATAGGTGATCGAATCCTTTGCAAACTTAATTCCTTGAGATGCTTGATTGGATCCTCTGTTTGCGATAGAACCAATTTGACTTGTAGACTGATTGTAGATGAAGTATTCTTGAATATCTGGGAACCCTGCATCTTTAGGATCCTTCTCAGCATTTGGTTGATACCTAATATCTTCCCTCTTTTGCTTTGCTGCCTGACGAACAAAACGCATCTTCAGTGCGTCAATGTATCTCAGTTCTTGAATACCATCAGTAGGATTTTTGAGATCAATTACTTTATGGTAGTAAAGTCTTCCATCTACATACCAGTTTCTGTAGATCTCGTGTGCCTTCTTATCAAAATCAAGTAATTCAAGAATGTACTTGAACTCTTCTCTAATTTTTTTCTTAAGACCATCACTTGCATTCAGATTAGATAATTCAATCTGAACAGGACTGTCATTTGTATCGCTTACGATTGCTTCGTTAACAATATCTTCAATTGCACCATCCACCTCTGGATGCAGTGCCATCTCCCTATAACGTTTAATTAGATCATACTCAGATCTGTAGACGCCCTCAATATCAACATAAGAACCAAAAAATCCACTCGTCAGATAATGATCTACCCCGTCCTCATTATTCTGAGGAACGGGGGAGACTGCACCTTTCGGCTTATTATCACCATCTTCGATGGAAAAACCAAATAATTTCGCCATTATAACTTGGGCGTAAAACTGTTAGTACTATTTATTATACAACAAATAGCACTAACTTATATCAATTGATGATTGTTCCAGTTTGATCGCCTTCTCCAGCAGCCCAGTATTGTACCTGGAAGTCAACTGTAAACTCTTCTGGAGTGTCAGTTGATTCATAAGACAGATCAATCTGACCAACATTAGTTGGGAAGATATCATAGAATCTGTAGGTTCTAAGAGGTGCTTCATAATTAGTATTCTCTCCACCATGACCAGTGGAGTTCTTGCTAATACCTCTACCGAGTTGATGAACAAATGCATCAACCATATAAGAACTTGGGTTAGTAGCGCCAGTTGCGTTATCTAACTTACTAAGCATGTTCATCCACTGTTCCATTGCTGTGCGGATTTTGAAGTCCTCATCGTTGATGATGGTGACAGTCCACACATCGAAGGTTCGGTCTCCCGCAACCTTCAGAATTCTTCCTCTGAATGGGATTTCGATTTGAGCAACATTAGAAGCAGGTAATGCCGCTGCTTTTGCCATGAAGCTGAACTTCTCTCTAGTTTCATTGTCCCAATCTCCCGCCACGAAGGCGGGGAAGCTTGGAATTTCAACCTCGAACAGGTTGGGTCTAGCAGCGCCACCTGTTAATTTTGATTTAAAGGCGCTGATAGTTCTGATTGCGCGTGCCATTTGTTAGATTCCTCCGTGTTTTAATTATCAAATAGATCAGACTCTACCAGCGACTTCTTCAAAGGAGACGCCAGTTCTGGTAGCAACAAACGTCAGTGTGACGTAGTTAATCGACTTAGCAGGCTTCAGGAAGATGTCTGCTCTGAACTCGTTGTTATCAATAACATCGGGTGTGTTATTGGTCTCATCACAAATGACCAGATAATCATAGATTCCACGCTTCGCTTGAATATCGCGAAGATATGGTTCAACGATATTCACGAAGTTGGATCTTGTGATTTGATCGTTGAATTCAAAGAGTTGTGCTTCCGCTGCTCTCTGCAGAGATTGCTCAACTGTGAGGAACAGACGGCGAACATTGATTCTGTCGAATGCGGATGCATATGCGAGCGCGGTCTTATCACCAAAGAGGAGTACACCTGCACCAGACTGATTAACAACAGAGTTAATTCTTGCAGAATACAGTGCGTCTCTTTGTGCCTTATCAGGATTGTATGCAAGTTTAATTGCATTCTTGATAATACCTCTTTGCTGACCCGCTGGGGAGAACCATGGGTATGCAACGATGTTTGTGCGGCAAATCAGACCAGCAATGTCTGCGTTACATGGTACATAACGGAAGAGATTGTTAAATCTATCATAGGTGTACTTATAACCACTGTCAAAGATTGCATAAGATGAAGAAGTTAGTGGTCCAAAGAACTGAAGCAGATTATTTGTCTGTACAGTTGGATTTGTAAGGTCTACGATAGATGCTCTATGGGGAGAGATCAATGCAACACAATCCTTTCTACCATCTGCGATGGAGATCAAACGGTTTGCTTTTGCTTGACTATCACCAATTGAATCACAACCAGGACCCATGATGAGATAATCAACTGCAACATCTTCTTTGTTATTAAAGAGATCATATGCTGTGATTATGTCTCCGAGAGATGCCTTCAGATTGCCTTGAGAAGTGTAGTTTTTACCATTCTCAAGAACATATGAAGCACGACCAATAGAACTAAAGGTATGTCCCTGTGCATCATTATCCCACTGAAGATCTGAGATAGCAGATGGAACACTGAATGTTGTTGCTGGATCTGCACCTGGATAAATGGTTGCAGTTGATGCTTCAACGAATGTAGTAGCTGTTGGGAATGTGTTGTGGAAAGTATCGTTAGTTGTACTCTGATTACCTCCAGCGTAGAGATATTCGGAGAAGTTTGCTAGATAATTCTTATACCAAATCTTTTGAGGAGAATTGACTTGAGATACTGCATCTTTTGCCTTAGACAGAGCAACGTGCTTCTCAAGGATGTTACCTCTTACACCAGTTACAGATCCATCATCATCAACAACAACAATGTGTAACTCATCATTTTCAGAATTACGCTCAGCAGCATATCCAGAAGTTCCTGGTTTTGGTGCAAGTGTGCTCCAGAAAATCTGACTGTTATCCAAACCTAATGTTTGAGAATTGTACCAGTCATCAACACCAGCAATCTCAACTCTAGAATCTGCTTGAGTAATTTCAAGAACAATCTTATCATCTCTAAGTGCAGAGATTGTCATTGTAGCGTCATCACCTGGAGTGACACCACCAATTACATTACCTGGGATAGTAACTGTACCACCGTTTACATAAGCAAGACCAGTGTTTGTTGCGGTTACAGTTCCAATTCCACCAGATACATCTCTGTAGACATTGAAGGAGATACCAGAACCAACGGTGCTTACTCCAGCAACACTCAGGTATACTCCATTAGATGCTGCAGGGACAGTAGTGGAAGTTGTAAGACCAATTGTCTTAATTGCACCTTGATGGAGGTCAAAACCACCAACAGAGGAACCACCGATAGATACTGTCTCACCTACAGTGTATCCTAAACCAGCATTTACCAGTACGACACCAGAAGCATCAACATTACCATCTGTATTGTTTCTTGTAATGTTGAAAGTTGCCTGACTACCAGCACCAGATGCAGTTCCTCCTACACCAGTATAGGTTTGTCCTTGCTCACCGTTAATAGGAGTGGATGTAGTGATTCCAACTGTAGCAATGGAGTCTACTGGAGAAGCAACTAAACCATTATTATCGATAAAGCTGATTCTTTGACCTTTCAGGAAGGAAGAATATGCACTATTCTCAGTATAATTAACTCTGTAGTGTCTTCCAGGTTGCGTACCACCAGTGGATACTCTAGAGTGAATCTTAACTGTAATTGCACTTATTCCAATTTCTGGAGTATCAACAACTTGAGTTACGACACCCTTCAGATATCCAGTAAAGGATTCAGTTGATCCTGCTCCAGGAATTACCTGTCCACTGATGTCAACAGTAACACCGTAACCAACTTGAGCGCCAACAGAAGCACCAGAAGTTGTTCCGATACCGAGGATTTGGTCACCTAAGTCGTCAATGACGCAAACCTTAAGATTGTTTGCCCAAGTTCCTGGGTTCTTTGCTGCATAGTAGAAGTTAGATGCTGCAGTAGCGTAGTTGCTATTGTAGTCATCAAAATTCTTGATCTTTGTGTCTGGCACTGCGGATGTTCCAATACCAACATTAGCATTGGACAGATTTGTTCCATCGGTACGAACTACTTTGAGGATACCACCGTACTGCAGATATGCAGATCCAGACATCCAGTATTCATACTGATTGTCCTCTGTTTTTGGTTTGCCGAAGTTGTTGATAAATTCTTGCTCGGTAGATACCGTGATTGGTTCATTAACAGGTCCACGCTCAAAAGGACCCGCAATACCTCCAATATTATCAAGAACGTTCTCAGCTCTTCCTACGGTTAAGTCAACCTCTCTAGTTAATACACCAGGAGATAATTGAGGAGTCGCCATGGATTCTGTCTCCTTGTAAGTCTCAGTTTATCTGAAAATATTTAGGAAAAAGGGCATTTACGCGGGGAATTTCAGCGTGAACTACCAATCTGGATACTCCCACCGATCAAATACACTATTTGTCATTCTACTTGCAACAATTCTCTTTTTTGTACAGTCCTTACATTCATATGAGAATGATGAGGGAATCGCCCCTCGATCCTTTCTGGTTCTGTAAAATCCTTCTATAAGATTTTTTCTTTCACCGCAGGTCCTACACTTCCTATCATGAAGAAGTAGATGACCAAATTTTACCTGATCATCTAAATCCATCAGAACCATCTCCATGGGAGCATTGAATATCCCAATATATTTAACACTGGTTCAAACGCTAATGCTAAAAGTGTGAACAGTAAAATTTCAATGAATGCTTGTTTCCATAATGGTTGCTTTAACTTCCATTCTTTGAATTTATTTGGTTTACTTGCTAAAGCATATAACCCAGATTTTTTACCAATAACTTCTGCCCACCAGTGTGGATCAACAATATTACTCAATAAGTTTAAAAATTTAATCATCGGTAATCCCACATGTAAGACATATCACCATACTCATCAGTATGCCAACGATCTCCATCAGCATCTACAAATGAAGTTTGGTCTAAACCATCTTCAATAAAACCAAATGGTGCCATGTCCTGCTCTATTTGGTTTTTCTGCTCTTCATACAGTCGTTTACGAACATCCTGATCAGTTAATTCTTTAAAGTAATCTTGCTGAACTAACCAGGCATAGATAACCAGGCACATCGCCAAGTCATCATTACATCCATCTTCCGCCTCAAATGAATTATGCTTTTGAATGAATGTCGTAAGTTCTGCAATGACATCATAGTCCTTGAAGATCAACTTATCTTCTTCAATTAAAGTCTTAAGGTTCAAGCATCCAACCTTCTTAACAGTCTTAGACATCTTGACACCAAGTTGTGTCTTCTTACCAGAGAATCCTTGACCAACAATCTGTCCTGCTCTGCCTCTCATAGAACACATCAGAACATTCTCATATTCCAAGTCAAAGTTTAGAATTGCAGCAACCTGATCACCAACATCATTGACTTCACATAATACATATGCTTTATTATAATTATCCGCTACCTCTTTAATGATGCTGGGGAATAGCATCGGTTTGATTTCATTATTCCTATACTTACACACTAATTGGTGTGGGAATGATGTGATATCAATAACAGTAAATGCCGAATAGTCACCACCGACTCCTCTTGCAACGTCAACAGAGATTACATAATTATGATCGGGTATTACATCTGTAAATACGTCTAATCCTTGGTGTGATATTGATGGTTGCTCATAGACCATCGCTCTTAATTTGCTTGGAGCAATCAGAGTATCAACAGATCCGAGGAATTCGCACTCAAACTCAACTTTGAACTGTTGCTCAGAAGTGTTTGCAATCGTTTGCTTCTTCCACTTCTCATCTCTACCTGGAACATCACTCCAATGAACTTCAGTTGTAATATATTCATTCTTTTGACGCTCAGCGTCATGCCATAATTTATAGAAATGATTCATACCGTGAGGCGTGCTCACGATAATAACTTTAGTATTTTTACCAGATGAAATTGTAGGATATACTGAACTGAAGAACTGATCAGCAATGTGGTTTGCAACGAACGCAAATTCGTCCAGGAAGATGATGTTGTAAGATCCACCACGAACTGCAGATGCAGATGTAGATGCAGCAATAATCTTTGACCCGTTCTCTAATTCAAGAGATGCTTTGTTCCAGGTCAAAACACCCTGCTGTAACCAGCGAGGTAAATTCTCATATGCAGTCTGCAATCTATCTAACAGGTCTTTAGCAGTAGACGCCTTGTTAGCAAGGATTGCAATATTTACGTTGTCGTTGAAGATTGCATAGTGAAGAAGGTAAGACACAACAATCGTTGACTTACCAGACTGTCGTGGCAACTTACATATGTTAAAACGGTTATGATGGAATCGATCCAACATAACCTTTTGGAATTCGTATGGTTTGAAATTTTGCAGACCATAATCCAGAGTAACAATCTGGATATAGTTCATTGCAAAGTAGACTGGATCATCAATACACTTTGCAAACTCAAGAACTTGTTCTTCTGTAAATTCTTGAGTTGTATTTGCTTTTTTTAGAAGCGGATTACCAAGATAATGATCAACAGACATAATTTAATTAATTAAGTATTCAAAGTCCAGTTTCAGACCCACCAACTTGTGTTCCTAAAAGAGTCGCTGCTCCTCTTAGACCTTGACCAGCAATCAGGTGAATAAGAACGCCACTTGATGCAGGGACACTTATAGATCCGAGATTAGCGTCATCAGCAGCATTGCGAAGAGTCACAGTAGATGCACTGGTATCAGTGTTAGATACCCATACCGCAGTTGCTGATGTAAATTTGGTTGTGCCTGTTGCCAAGGCAGTGGCATCTCCTAAGATCTTCATTGTTCTATAGTTTTACCTTATATAGTATTATTTAGGACTCCTTTCTCTTATCTTCATTAACGTCTTCTCCACTAGCACTTCCTTTGTCAATTTGACGATGAAGTTTTTTTAATCTGTCACTATGCTTACGCATTACTTTTTTAGCTTGTCCGAAGTTATCCTCTTCGTACATAAACTCTCTAAAAGTCTTCATTTCTTTTTCCTTATAATTGGAGATGGATTTTTTACTATACTTTTTGTTGCTTTCTCTGGACTTTGTATAACTTCACTCCCAGTAGTTTTTCCTTCTTTATCCGTAGTATTAATAACTTTTACAGTTTTTCCTCTCTTTAAATGTGCTTGAGCTCTATCTTTTATCCTTTTAGAAACATCCCCTTTAAAAGGATCCTTTGATTTGGACCTATCATACATATTTCTTCCATGAATCTTATGAGTGTTTTTCTTAGAAGAAACAGATTTCATTTGGATTACAGCAGGTTTATCAGAATCTGTAGAATGTCTTTTTGCATGAAAACTTGCATCTTTTTTAGAGGGTGTTGAATAGACTCCACTCCCCAATCTACCATCTGTAGATTTAAATCCATCTTTTTTTATTGAATCTGCACGAGATTGAGTTGTGCCATGATATGTTGTGGATACTTTTATTTTCTTACCAGTTCTTTTAAGTGCTTCAGTTATGAACTCGCTAAAAGTCTTCATTTCTTCTTCCTCTTCTTCTCAGTAGCGACGTTAATTGCTTTACCTTTACGATCTGGATTACCATCCTGTCGATTCTTCCTTCTGAATGCACTATCCTCTTCCTTCTTGGAGAGGTCTCTCTTCATTTTTGAAGAACCGCACTTGGGTTTAGTTGTTTGTCCTGGTTGTCTTGCACAGGGTTTTCCTGCATATTTGCCGCCCAGTTGAACCCAACCAGGGGTGCCATCAGAAGAGCGACTCTTGCTAAACCAGTCACGCAAAGAAGAATCACCACTTTTGTTCCCCTCTTCGACTTTTTCATCATTTTTGTTCTTCAAGTATTTCTTTTTAAAAGCATCAAATCCTTCTGGAGGTTGAGAAGGTTTTGGTTGTGGTTTGGGTTTGTATTCTCTATATGGAGAACCACCCTCACTCGCTTCTGAGATAAACTGGTTAAATGTTTTCATCAGTTACAATTCCAGCGACGGAGTGCTTTGTTGATTCTGGAGTCTGGATCTCTTGCAGTTTTTGCAGAGGTCAGTCTCTTCTTCATGCCCTTCATCCTGGAGCAGAATGAAGATCTGCGCTTAGCATCTTTAGATCCTTTCTTAAGTTCAGAAGGTTTCTTAGTAACAGCAGTCTTCAATTTAGAACCTGGGTTCTCTTTACGATAAGCATTGACTGCTTTCTGACTTAGACCATCGGTTTTGTCCTTTCGATTGACAGACTGCCAATCTTCCTTAGCAAGGTCACCAAACTTCTCACGATGCTTTCTTAGAGGTTCGGAGTTCTTACGATACTCCTTAGCAGACTCTGGTTTCTCTCCTGGATTAGTATTTAACTTTCTCTCAGAAGACTTCTTTTTGAGATCAACTGCTTCATCCGCCTGCAGTTTGGCAGCGATTGCCATATATGGAGAACCACCCTCACTCGCTTCTGAGATAAACTGGTTAAATGTTTTCAACTGCCAATCTTCATCAACATTTGCTGTTTGATTTACGCCAGGTTTTTTTACTCTTCTCTTTGGGTTATTTAAAGGGTTTTTACTAAAATTAGCACGATGATCTTGATCAGGATTACCTCTTCTTGCATATGCTCCTCCTCT